CCATCCCCCGATTCCTCGGTTGTGGTGGCTTTATCGGCCTTCTCGCCGTATTCCAATTCAATCAGCATGTCAATTACATGTCTGGCCTTTTTCAAATCGGCCAGTCCGCCTTTATCGCGAAACCGCGTCACATATTTGATGATCGTGTGTTGGCAAGCGTCCAGCTTATTCGCCATGCTGTATTGCATGGGTTGAATTGCCAGCTTGGAATAATGGGTTCCTGATACCTGTGTTTCAAATGCGCTCATGTTCATTTCTCCGATTGATGGTGTTGAAGGTTCCCCGGTTCCCAGCTCGCCGCGCACCGGGGAGAGCGGTCAACGGTCGGGGAGACGCCGACTAGCTGGGTTGAGGGGATTATAGCGTCATTCGATCGTGATGACAACAAAAACCTGACCATCTGGCGGCATAGGCTCGCCTATTTCCATGCTGGGTCGGAAGATCGCATCATCGACGCCCAAGGCCTGGGCAACGCCGTCTAGGCCAGACTTCATCCGTGCCATGAGGTTGTCCCAGTCATACCGCCGACGGCTTGGCGGGTGAAACCGCATAAAAACGCCCACAAGCGCATCAGGGGGCAAACTGGCACCCTGATATGGGTAAGCGTCCAAAATCGCGCCACAGGCCGTTCTGTATGCCTTCTTGGCCTTTGCGTGCTTGGCCCAATGCTGGCGCATGTTGGGTGACAGGGCCGCTGGTGGCCAGGGTAGCGTGATCGTGATGCTGGGGTGGGTGATGTGGGTCAGGTCTGGCATGGTCATGGTCAAGATACCCCGCGTTTTGAAAACTTGAGTGCGGTACATTTTTTCATAGGGAAAAGCCCCTTAAAAACCTTAAAAAGGCACCCCCCCCTCACTTTGCGCGAAAACAGAAGAAAAACAAAGAAAGGGGGGGGGTAGTTTTTTTTAAATTTATATACTTTTCTCCTATGAGAAAATGTACCGCACCACTTTTTGAGTTTTGCGGGTACATTTCCGCCAAGATGCAAAAATGACAAGTTCTGCACTTTTTAGCATTGCAAGGCCACCAGCAGCCTTGGGGCGCGGCCTCTTGCGGGTTTTTCTCCGATCACTCGGCCAATCTCACCGGACGCGATCATGTCGGCAATGAGGCCGTTGCGGAAGCTGGGGGCATCGTTGCGCCACGGGCTCATCTTGCCCAGCTTGTCGGAGCTCATGCCTTCAGGGTGCTCGCGGAAGGCTTGCAGGTAGGCTTTGCGCCGCTGCCCGTACTTTTCCGAAGGCTGGGCAAGCTCCAGGGTTCTGAGGGCGAATTTCTTTCCGTAGTAGCGGCAATAGTCGATGCACCATTGGGTAATGATGGGCAGGATGGTGCGGTTTTCCGGCTCACAGAAGGCATGGATGGCGAGCGCCATACGCATGGCATTTTCGCGCCAGCGCTGCGACATATCTGCCATGAACTCATCGGATTTCCCCAAATCCTTGATTTCCTTTTTGAACATATTGAGGGCATCCATGGATTGATTGCAGAATGAAAACAGGACGGTTTCGGGAATCAGGGTAGAACAATCATCGGTCAATCCTTGCAAATTCCCGCCGTTATTCGGCGTTAATTTTTCGGACACTTCACGCATGTATTCCACAATCCATTCTGGTGGCGTCGAATTGAAATCTTCATTTTCGACCACATCACCTGATGCGGTAATGAAAAGAAAACGATTCATCAATCCCCCTTCCACGGACGCATCTGTGATGGCATCTGCCAACTGCCCCGGCGTTGTCACGGCCAGGATATTCAAATGGGGCATTTGAATGGGTGCGTTTTGTTGCATGAACTCGGCCCGTTGTTTCGTGCTCATGGCGATCATGCTGAAGGCGGAAGGGCTCAGGATGTCATCGGCCTGACTGTAAATTTCCTTCAGGGCGCTGAATCCTTTGACCACGGGCGATCCGTTGGCGTCTTTCAGGCCGTGGCGCAGCTTGTCTCCGAACTCGTCAAGGTGCAAAACCGCCGCCGGGTTTTGCTTCAGCAAAGTGAACAGGGAACTTGCCGAGGTGAAGTCGCTGGAAGGCGAAATGCCGAAGGCTCGAACCATGGCCTTGCTGGAAAAGTTCTTGGCCGCGTTTTTGCCCCGTCCGGTTCGCGCCACCGTGCCCAGGTATAGGGCCGCACAGTTTGCCTTGTTGCTTTTGACCTTGCGCGCCACGGTGCAGGATGCCAGATGGATGGCCCCGCACATGCTCAGTGCCCGGTCTGTGGTTTCGGCCGATTGCATGATGGCCTGCACGATCAGTTCCAGCTTGTGGTGGGGTGCCTTGCGAAGCTGAGCGGGTACGGGTAACTGGGCATCCTCACGCCAGACGGGCACCTCATGGATAAAGGGCAAGCCCTCCGATGTATCGGCTGGCAGTATTTCACCCGTTACCGTGTCAAGTTCGTGCAGGTTTCGCCTGTACCCGGCCAGCAGTCCTTCAGCGAGTGCAGCGGCTTCGCTTTCCTTTCGATTGTCACGTTCGACTGCATGCCGGGCGATGTCGCGCAAAGCGCCGGGGGCTGGCGGATCGGTCGGGTCGAAGTATTTTTGCACTAGGGCGTCCAACATCAGCACGACCGTGTCGATCTTGCGAATGTTCTGAGCGCTCAGGCTGTTGGCCGCTCTCACAAGCGCCATGTGCCGCCCGTCCCCGGTGCGAAGCTTTCGCCCTAGCAGCTTGACCCGTTGCAGGATTTCGGCCTCCCCCCAGCCTTCACCGTCCGGGCTGTCGTCATGCTTTCGCTGCGTGGTGGCTGGCTTGCCGATGGCGATGTTGTCCAATTCGTCTAGCTGGTCAACGCATGTGCCGTCTTCCGGGTCTTCAAAGGTCACAAGCACCTTGTATTCACCTGCAACCCGTCCGAAGTAGTACGACTGGGACAGTGTGAACGATTCAGGCGACAGGATGCCGCCAAGCGCCCCGTTAACGCGGGCCAGGAAAGCATAACGCTGATGCGGTGCATGTGGGGTACTGAGTGGGCACAAAACGCGCCAGCGCGGCTTGTCTGGCGTGTGGCTGGGGCTGGTGTAGACCACAGCGCGGATCTGTGCGGCCTCAAGCAAAGCCACGGCCTGTTCAGGCTGTACCTGCTCGCCGTCGTAGTCGCCCTCGATCCCGTAGATTTCCTGCACGTTTTCGTCATGCCGCAAACTGCCCTTGGCGGTGCGCTGTTCACCGAATCGGGCGAGCTTGACCCATGGGCATGATTCCTTGCTGATGTGAGGGCCGGAGGTTTGTAGCTTTTTGAGCAAATCAGCCCAGTCGCCGCTTTCTCTGAGGATTCTGTCCGCCGCGCGGGAACCGAAAATAGACCAGTGAAGCTGCATGGTTTGTCCCTGTGTGTCAGTGTCTTGCAGTGGCATCGGCGCTGCTCTCCAGGTAAGCGCTCAGTTTCTCAAGCGTCTGAGGTCTGACGCGGATCGCCTTGCCCGCCGCAATGCGCCAAACCTCCCGATATTCCACCTTGCAGGCCGCCGCCACCACGGGTAAGCGCCGATCCTTGAGCTTTTCGCGTATCTGGTCAACTGTCAACATTTTTGCACCTCATGAAAAAAATTTTTCAGATGGTTGACACTGTAGCACAGAATGGGTGTATAGTTGAACCACTCGCACAGCACACCGCACAGCGAGCAAGCCAAGAAAGGGCCAAAATGACAGCATCAAATCTATCAGAACTTCGCGCCGCATGGGTGCGTGCAAAGGCCGAAGAGGCGCAAGCGAACGAGCGCCGCCTTCAAATTGAAGCGGCCATTCTGGAGCACTTCACTCCACCGGAAAGCCTTGATGGCACAGTCACCAACAAAGAGCAAGGCATCAGCGTGGCATACAAGCTGACGCGCACCGCCGATACCGCCGCACTTCAAAAAGCATGGGTGAACCTACCATCCGTTGTTCAAGATGCTTTTGAATGGAAGGCAACGCCCACCATGAAGATGGTCAAAGCGCTTCAAATTGCCAACCCACAAGCCTACGCAATCGCGGCCGAATTCATCACGGCCAAGCCTGCCAAGCCATACATCACTGTCAAATAACGGGGAACATCATGAGCATCAGCCTTGCAAGCATTAGCAAAACCAAGCGAATCCGTGCGCCCAAGATCGTCATCTGTGGGCCAGGCAAAATTGGCAAAACCACATTTGCCGCCATGGCACCAGCAGCAGTGGGCATACTCACTGAAGACGGGGCCGACAACGTGGACGCCAGCGCGTTTCCTTTGTGCAAGTCACTGAACGATGTGTACGAAGCCATCGGCGTCTTGCTGAATGAGGAACACGAATTCAAAACCCTTTTTATTGACTCGCTGGACTGGCTGGAGCCTTTGCTGCAAGACCACGTCTGCCGGCAGCACGGCTGGAGGTCAATCGAGACGCCCGGATACGGCAAGGGCTACATTGAAGCCTCGACCGAATGGCGCAACCTATTGAACGGCCTGGAAGCCCTCAGACAAAAGCGCGGCATGGGCATCATTCTGATCGCTCATGACAAGATCAAGCGCATCGAAGACCCTTTGACCGAGGGCTATGACAGCCACGTTCTCAAGCTGCACGATCGCGCCGCTGCACTGGTGCAAGAATGGGCCGATGTGATCGGTTACGCTGGCTACCGTGTATTCACCACAAAAACCGACGCTGGTTTCGGCAACAAAGAAACCAAGGCCACCACCACGGGCGAGCGCATCCTGCATGTGGAGGCCCACCCGGCCCATTGTGGCGGCAACCGCTTTGGCTTGCCCAACATGCCCCTCAACTGGAACGAGTTTCAAGCGGCACTCACTCAGGCCGTATCCTGACCCACCCGTCCCGCCGCACCGGGCTATGTGCGGCAATTCTCAAAACTGAAAGCCATCATCATGCCTACCTTTAACTTTGATGCCACCGCCGTTGAACCCTCTGCACCGAGCGGCCCGATTCCAGCCGGTAACTACTTGGCCCACATCATCGAATCTGATGTGAAGCCGCTGAAGTCTGGCAATGGCACCGGCCTTGCCTTGACTTTTCAGATTCTTGACGGTGAATTCAAAAACCGCCGTGTGTGGACAAACCTCAACGTGCAGCACAACAACCCTGAAGCCCAGAAGATCGGGCAGCAGCAGTTGTCTGCCCTTTGTCGCGCAGTCGGCGTATTGAAGCCGAGCGCCACAGAGCAGCTCCACAATCGACCCGTCAAGATTCGCGTCAAGATCCGCGTCGATTCGACCTATGGCGACAAGAATGAGATTTCCGGCTACGAGCCAGCAGGCAGCGGGATTCAGCCGCCCACCTTTGCATCGGCACCACCAGTCGCCGCACCTCAAGCAGCACCAGCGCCCGCCAACAAAGCGCCCTGGATGTGATGTTAAAAGGTGGGCCTCAGTGCCCACCATTGTTCCCAACACTGAGCAAGCTATATGCCGACCATCCCTGAATCCATCCTGCAACCGACCGCCGCCGCGATATACGCATGGCACGAAAAACAAGCCGCCAAAGAGCCGGGCCGTGTTTACCTTGGCTGGTCTGAACTGGGCAACCCGTGCGGGCGTGCGCTTTGGTACAACTTCCGAATGGCCGGGTCAAAGCCTTTTGAAGGCCGGATGCTGCGCCTGTTTGACACGGGCCACCGTGAAGAGGAACGGGTATTGCAAGAGCTTCGCGCCATCGGTTGCGAAGTCTGGTCGAAAGACCCACAGACAGGCCGACAATTCGGCTGCGAGAGCTTCGGAGGCCATCTGCGCGGGCACCTTGACGCTGTGGTGAAGGGATTGCTGGAAGCGCCAAAAACCCCGCATCTGGTGGACGTCAAGACATGCAACACCAAGAAGTTCTCTGAGCTACTGAAAAAGGGCATGAAAGAGGTCTACCCGAAATACTGGGTGCAGGCCAACGGCTACATGGGGCAATTCGGCTTGACCCGTGCCATGTATATCTTCATCTGCAAGGATGACGATCGGATACATACCGAGCGCTTTGAGTTTGACGAGCGTTTTTACATGGCCTGCCTGAACCGTGCGGAGTCGATCATCTTTGCACAGACGCCGCCTGAAAAGCTGAGTCAAGACCCTGCATATTTCGAGTGCAAGTTCTGCGAGCATCATGCAAAATGCCACGGCACCGCATCACCCGCCGTGACATGCCGAAGCTGCCTGCACAGCACGCCCGAGCGCGATGGTTCGTGGACATGCGCCAGACACCAAAAGACCCTGACCGTCGAAGATCAGCGCTGGGCCTGCCAGGCTCACCGATACATTCCAGATGTCTTAGAGAACTGGGCCGAAGATGTGGACGCCAGCGATGCAGACAACTGGGTGAAGTACCGCCTCAAGACCGGCGGCGAGTTTGTCAACGGGCAACACCCTGAAGGCGTGGAAAGCGTGGAAATTTACGCCGCCGAAGACAAGGCCGCGCTGGGCATGATGCAGGATGATTACATGGCCGCACTTCGCCGGGACTTCGGCGGGAGGATAGCCGGATGAACCTGCGCGAATACCAACAACTCAGCATTGACAACCTTTACCGCTGGTGGGAAGCCCACAACGAACCCACAGATGCGCCCCTGGTTGTATTGCCGACTGGGGCCGGTAAGTCGGTTGTCATTGCCGAGTTGGTGCGCTTGTTGTTTGATACATGGCCCGAAGAGCACCCCCGCACCGTGGTGATTGTGCCCAGCAAGGAACTGGCCGAACAGAACGAAGAGAAGTTGCGCCACTTGTTGCCCAGTCACATTAGCGTCGGGTTTTACAGCGCCAGCCTAGGCCGCAAGCAAGCCGCCGCTGATGTGATCGTGGCGACGATTGGCAGCATCTACAAGGACGCGCACCTACTGGGCAACATCCGCTGCGTGGTGATTGACGAAGCGCATCTGGTCAACACCAGCGGCACCGAAGCCGGACGCTATCGCCAGTTTTTGAGCGCCTTGGCCCGATACTGCCGGTTTCGCGTCGTGGGCTATACCGCCACGCCATTCAGGGGGGACGGGACATGGCTCACGGATGGAGACGATCCCCTGTTTACCGGGGTTGCCCACACCACTACCATGCGCGAATTGCTGGAGCATGAGCCGCCCTATCTGTCGCCGCTCGTGCGCCCCGTGGACGTGATCCGCACTCAGATTGACACATCGGGCATCAAGACCACAGCCGGGGATTACAACATCGGGGAGCTATCGGACGCTGTGGACGCCCACCTGGAAGCCGCCGCCCGTGAAGCGTTGACACTGGCCGCTGAACGCATGAAGTGGATCGCTTTTTGCGCCACGGTTGCCAATGCCCGCCATTTCCGGGCCATCCTGCAAGACCTGGGCATCGTGGCAGAAGTGGTCACGGGTGACACCGAAAAGCGCGAGCGTGAAAGGTTGATTGCTGAATTCAAGGCGGGCCGCATCCGATGCCTCATTACCGTCATGGCACTGGCCACTGGGTTTGATGTGCCTGATGTGGATTGCCTGATCTGGCTGCGCCCCACGAAAAGCCCCGTGCTGTACGTGCAGGGCTTTGGCCGTGGCACGCGCATTGCACCCGGAAAGCGGGATTGCCTCGTTCTGGACTTCACGGACACCGTGGAGCGCATGGGGCCGGTTGACACGATTAAAGGCAAGGCCAAGCGCAGTAAAAAAGAGGATGCGAAAGCCCCTCACCGCATCTGCCCGGATTGTGGCGAGCGTGTGCCCGTGGCTATCATGCAGTGCCCGTCATGCGGGTTTGAGTTTCCGCCGCCAGAAGCAAAGGAAGTCCGCGCCGCTAGCAATGCGGCCATCATGTCAAGCCAGATTCAAAACCGCATCAACGTCTACCCGATCGAGCGAGTCAGCTACGCCATACACAGCAAAATCGGCAAGCCTGAGAGCCTGCGCGTGGACTACTGGCACGGCCTGCGCGTCGTGTGCAGTGAATGGGTCTGTTTTGAGCATGA